TACGTAGGAATTGGAACAAGTTCGCCTCAATCCTATAATGCACACGGTAGAAATCTAGTCGTAGCAGGAAGTGGCAATGTAGGTATAACTATTGATGGTGCAAGCACCTCAAGCGGTAGTATTTGTTTTGCAGATGGCACAAGCTCAACAGCAAGTATCGCGGGCAAAATAGAATATGATCATGGCTCAGATACTATGGAGTTTAGAACAGCTGCGGTTACAAGAATGGCATTAAATTCCAGCTCTCTTACAGTTTCGGGAGATGTTGTAGCGTATGGATCACCTTCTGATAAAAGATACAAAGAGAATATAAAACCGGTAACTAACGCGTTAGATAAAGTAAGTAAACTACGGGGCGTAACATTTGACTGGAAAGAAAGTGAAAGTATATTAGATATAAAAGAAGATATTGGATTTATAGCACAGGATGTACAAGAAGTATTACCTGAACTGGTTAGAGAAAACGAAGATGGTAAGTTGTCATTAAGAGACAAAGGAATAGTTCCTATCTTAGTAGAAGCAATTAAAGAGCTAAAAGCAGAAATAGAAAATCTTAAATCACAAATACAATAGATTTATTTTATTAACTTTGTAAAAAATATAATTATGGCACTAGCATATCAATGGACAATCAATCAATTAGATGCAAAGATTCATGACGAAGGTCACGATAATGTAATCTACACTATTCACTACACTTATACAGGGTCAGAAGGAAAATACAGCAGTAATATAATTGGTACTTTATCTATTGAATACGACCCTAACACTCCTTTTATACCGTGGGCAGATGACCAAGATTTTGAAAATGTAGTTATTGGTTGGTTAGAAGCAGGATTAGATGTACAGACAATGCAAGAATCTATACAAAACGCAGTAAATCTGGAAAAAAATCCAGTAGATGAATACTTGTATTTTACTTTTAATAACCCAACTCCACCTCCAGTGGAAGAGAGTGAAGAGTAAAATATAATTACTATATTTGAAAATTAATCTTAAATAAATAAAAATGAGTCAAATTAAATTAACAGAAGAAGAACTAAAAAGAATCCAAAAATTAAATCAAGAGTTTACAAAAACAAAACTTGATATTGCCGACAATGTTTTAAGAATGTTTGAAGGTGTTAATAGTATTGATTCTTTAAGAAAAGCGTTTGCCGTAGACGAAAAAGCATTAGCTGAAAAATACGGTAAAGATGCAGTAATAGATATTGCAACAGGAGAAGTAAAAAAACAAGAAGAGGTAGAAGAAGTTGTACCTGAAGAAGTAAAATAAATTATGGCAAAAATCAGTAACACAGTAGCGTATCCAAATGTTTCACCAACACTAAACGACTACTTTGTACTGAGTGATGAGAACGATAGTTTATTAACCAAAACCACAAAGCTTTCTGATGTAAAAACACTATTTGGTATTGACACCATAGTAGCTAAAGTTCAAGTTCAGGATATAGATTTGTTAACGCTAGGAACGACTGATGTTACATTATTAGCCGCTCCTGGCACTGGTAAGGTTATTGATATTATTTCCTTCGATGTTTTTATGGATGTTGGAAATGTTGCTTACAATTTTATAAATAACTCCGTAGTATCATTAAATGGCGTTACCGTTACTACTATTGCATCATCTACAATAAACAGCGCTACAGACATAATATTAAAACAAGATATAACTAGCGGGGTGTTAGCGCAAAATGCTCCTTTGCTTCTTACAAACATAGGTAATCCGACACAAGGAAACGGAGTACTTAGGGTTAATATCTTATACAGAATACTTACAGCCAACACTTCATTCTAAAAAAAATGGACATTAGAAAAATATCCATAGGAGCCGACTACAAGTCGGGAGCGATGCACTATATCGTAGGTCAAGAAGTCTTGGGCGGTTCGTATGTTATACATTTAATTCAACAAGACGAATCTCAACAGTCTTATAAAATCTGGATAGAAAAAAACAAAGAACTATTATTGTGGAAAGAGTTTAAAATGACCCTTCCAATATCTCTTGAATATAATATTAATTTCTAATGCAATCTCCATTCTCATTTATTGTACGACCTGTAAACGGAAAGAGGTATGACAATGAACGAAAGATTGGGGATATAAATTTTGTTATTAGTGTTTCTAAAGAAGATCATAAAACCTCAAATCGTTTTGCGCAAGTGGTTTCTCTACCTATTAATTATAAAGGTGAAATTAAAATAGGTGATATATTACTTGTACATCATAATGTATTTAAGTTTTATTATGACATGAAGGGTATAGAAAAAAGCGGTAAAAGTTATTTTAGAGATGATTTGTTTTTTATAGACCCTGACCAATTCTTTTTATATTATAATGGAGACCAGTGGAGAGCGCACTCAAAGTATTGTTTTGTAAAACCAGTTCCAGTAAAAAAATCTTATCTTAGTAAAACTGGCGATGAAGAGCCTTTAATAGGTACTATGAAGTATATTAATAATGAGCTTGAAACACTTGGTGTGAAAGTGGGAGACGAAATATCTTTTACTCCAGACAGTGAATATGAGTTTATTGTTGAAGGCGAAAAACTTTATAGAATGTTTACAAACAATATAACAATGATATTGAATGACTAATAAAGAAATAAAAGAACAAATTATAAAAGCTGGTGAAAGAGCTGTTATGCAGCTTATAAAAGTGGCTAAAGAAGATATAATCAAATATGATGCTGAAGATGAACTGGCAGCTGATAGATTAAAAAATGCAGCAGCTACAAAAAAACTTGCGATATTTGACGCGTTTGAAATATTAAAAAGAATAGAAGACGAGAAAGATTTGTTACAAGGTAACGAAGTAAAAACTAATAACACACCAAAAGGATTTGCAGAATCAAGGTCAAAATAATCTTTATGTTACGCTACATGATGTAGTTCCTAAAAATGTTTTGTCAACAAAAAACAAAGCGCGCACGTGGGCGTACGGGTACAACGATAAGTATGATATAGTAGTTATATCTAAGTCTGGACAAATTGGTGATGTTATAAATATCAATGGCTTGAGAATAGCTCTACCTAAAGTTCCGTCTAAAGTTTATCAAAGAAGTAAAACTAAATCAGATCAATATTGGGAGGCGTATGATTTGCCAAAAGAATTAAAACGCATACAGTCTATTTTTCATTGGCATGATACTCCTGCTCAGTTTAAAAATAAATGGATTGATTTTATAGAAGAAGAGTTTGATAGACGTGACGAAGGTTTTTGGTTTATGAATAACGGCAAACCCACATATATTACAGGAACACATTATATGTATTTACAATGGACTAAAATTGACGTAGGTCATCCAGACTTCAGAGAAGCTAATAGAATATTTTACATATACTGGGAAGCGTGTCGTGCAGACAAACGTTCTTTTGGAATGTGTTACTTAAAAATAAGACGTTCTGGGTTTTCATTTATGAGTTCTTGTGAAGGGGTAAACACTGCTACAATTACTAAAGATGCAAGGATTGGAATCTTATCCAAAACAGGAGCTGATGCAAAAAAAATGTTTACAGACAAAATAGTTCCCATATCAAACAACTATCCTTTCTTTTTCAAACCGATTCAAGATGGTATGGACAAACCGAAGACAGAATTAGCTTATAGAGTTCCTGCATCTAAGATTACAAAAAAGAATATGTATGAAGTAGCAGAAAATGAACTTGAAGGATTAGATACTACTATTGATTGGAAAAACACATCCGACAACAGTTATGATGGTGAAAAATTACAATTACTAATTCACGATGAAAGTGGTAAATGGGAAAGACCGGAAAATATTTTGAACAACTGGCGTGTTACAAAAACTTGTTTGAGACTAGGAAGTAAAGTTATTGGTAAATGCTTGATGGGCTCTACGTCAAACGCTTTAGACAAGGGGGGTAAAAACTTTAAAGATTTATACGAGTCATCTTGGTGTAAAAACAGAAACTCAAACGGTCAGACGAAAAGCGGATTATATAATTTGTTTATACCGATGGAATGGAATATGGAAGGCTTTATAGATAAATACGGTATGCCTGTTTTTAAAACTCCTACTGAACCCATAGTAGGTATTGATGACGAATATATATATCAAGGAGCTATTGACTATTGGGAAAATGAAGTAGAGTCATTAGCGTCTGATCCAGATGCGCTAAATGAATTTTACAGACAATTTCCAAGAAGTGAGTCACACGCTTATAGAGATGAAAGCAAACAATCAATATTTAATCTTACAAAAATATATCAACAGATTGATTATAACGATTCTATAAATATAGCTCATCATGTTACGCAAGGAGGTTTTTATTGGAAAGATGGAAT